TACGTAGCGGATAGTGACTATAATCAAAATGTAGAAGTAGTATTATTTGCAAATGATGATGGCTACTTGTATCAGATGGAAAGTGGCAACTCGTTTGATGGTTTGAATATTCAAACTACCTTTGCTACACCACATTTGCCAATCAGTGACCCACGTAAGCGTAAGACATTTTACAAATTGTTTTTATACACAGACCCACAGGGTAGTGTCGCATTTGATGTAAGTTTGAAGCTAGACTTTGATAGTCAGGGTACAATTCAACCCGCACCAATTAGCATTTTAAATACACAGGGTACTGTTGGTTTCTTTGGTAGCGGTACGTTTGGCATCACACGGTTTGGTACAAAGCTACTTAAATTGTTTCAGACACAAGTTGTTGGTTCGGGATTTACAGTGTCATTTCAGTTTGAATCAAATGACCAAAACCCACCATACTCAATTGATGCACTTACCGTTGAATATGGATTAAACGATAGAAGGTAGAAACTATGGGACAAGGCTACACTAGAACCGATACTATTAATAATATTGCGGATGGTAACATTATTAACGCCGCTGACTTTGATGGTGAATATGATGCCATTGAAGCTGCCTTTAATAGTAGCAGTGGTCATACGCATGACGGGACATCTGGTGAAGGTGGTCCTGTTACTGTACTTGGACCTGCCCAAGATTTTGTAGCAAGCACTACAGACATTAAACCTAAAACCAATAACACATTAGATGTTGGTACGACAGGACTAAAGTTTAAAGACCTACATCTAGCTGGTACAGCTAACCTTGTAAATGTAACTACCACAGGTGATGTTACTCTTACAGGCGCAGCTAACAATATTGTGTTTGATGCCAGCGACAATGCACTAGAGTTTGCGGATAATGCAAAAGCTACTTTTGGTGCTGCTGCTGATTTAGAAATATACCATGACGCATCAGATAGCATCATCAGAGATACAGGCACTGGTAAACTAGCACTAGACGGTAGCACAGTTGAAGTCAGAAAAAATGATGGCTCAGAGGTTATGGCACAATTCGTAGAGGATGGTGCTGTAAGTTTATACCATGACAATTCTGTTAAACTAGCAACAACAGCAACAGGTATTGCCGTTACTGGTAGTATTGCTTTAGATGGCTTACACCTTGATGATAGTGAAAAACTTACATTCGGAGATAGTTCTTCACCTGATTTAGAAATATATCACGACACTAACAATAGTTTTATTTCTGATATTGGACAAGGTTCTTTAATAATAAGTAGCAATGAATTAAAAATTCAAAATGCTGCTAATGATGCAGTTATGGCTCAATTTACACAAGCAGGTGCTGTAACTTTACTTCACAACAATGTTGCTAAATTTGCTACAGATGCAGATGGTGTAAACGTAACTGGTCATGTTGATGTTAGTACAAATGTGAACTTAACATCCGATGGTGGAATAATTAAGTTAGGCGCAAATGAAGAAGTAACACTTACACACGTACACGATGTTGGTGTATTGTTTAACGTAGAAAATTCAACAACCAATGCTGTAACTGATGTTCTTAAACTACAAGCACAAAGCACAGGCACACCCGCTACAGGTATTGGTACAGGCATTGAGTTTTCTACAGAAACCGCTGCAGGTACTCTTGAGACAGGTGGTGTAATTGAATCTGTAACAACTGACCTTACACCTACTGAAGAAGACTTTGACATGGTTTTCAAAACTATGGCACAAGGTGCTACTGCAGCAGAACGCTTGAAGCTAAATGGTAGCGGTGCAACCATTGGTAATATTAATGTTGACGGTAACACTATTATCAGCACAGATACTAATGGTAACATTAACCTAACACCAAACGGTACTGGCGAAGTAAACATTTCTAAAGCCGATATTGATAGTGGAACTATTGATGGTGTTACAATTGGTGCAAGTAGTGCTATTACAGAATTGCAGGTAGACAATCTAAACTTAAATGGTAACGCCATTACATCTACAGACACGAATGGTAATATTGCACTCACACCAAACGGCACTGGTGAAGTTGACATTACCAAAGTAGATATTGCTGGTGGCGAGATTGATGGCACAATAATTGGTGCTAACAGTGCAGCGGCAGGTACGTTTACTAACTTAACTGCAAGCACAAACTTGACACTTGCCTCTGGTGCAACTGTAACTGCCATTCTTGACCAAGATGATATGTCGTCTAACAGTGACACTGCTATTGCTACACAACAGTCTATCAAAGCATATGTTGATGGGCAAGTAGGCGCAGCTAGTAATGTTACTGACACAGGTATTACATTTGACGGTTCTACAACAGGAGATAGCATTACAACTACGCTTGCTATCACAGACCCTACATCTAACAGAACTTTTACTTTTGCTGATGAATCAGGAACTGTATCTACACAGGCATTTGCAAATGGCGCAGCAGTAGCATTAGCTATCGCATTAGGATAACAAAAAAGACTTGACAAACCATATAAATTATGGTATAATTAATGTACATTAGGAGTAAATAATGGCAAACGCTTTTAAAATAAAAACCTTTGCTGGTGGTAGTACTGGTGCTAATACAGATATGACTATCTATACTGGTAAATCTGGTACTGAAACTACCATTATCGGTATGTCTATTGCTAACATTACAACATCACAAATAACTGTAGATGTTAAAATAGAAAGTGATACTTCGGACACAGAAACAAATGGAAACGTATTCTTAATTAAGGATGCGCCTATTCCTGTGGGTGGTACGCTTGTGCCAATCGGTGGAGACCAGAAGGTAGTGCTTCTCAATACGGATGTATTAAAAGTACAATCTGATACTGCAAACAGCGCAGATACAACTTTGAGCATTTTGGAGATTACTTAATGCCTTATCTTGGTAACATACCAGCCGTAAACTTTAGCACAGTAGCATATCAAGACTTAACTGGTGTAACAGGTAGTCCAGCAAAGCGGGGGTATACTCTTACCCATGCTGCAGGTAGCGCACAAGACCTTGAAATTTTTGTAAATAATGTGCGTCAGGAGCCGGGTGTAGCCTATACTGTAGCTGGTACTGCATTGACTATGACAGGTGATGTAGAGACTACAGATGATTTTTATGTGGTGTTTCAGGGCAAAGCCCAACAGACTGTAACTCCGGGTGCTGGTACAATTACAAACGCTATGTTTGCTTCCGGTACATCTCTTGGTGGCGGTACATACAAAGGTGAGAATGGTGAAGTTAATACAGGTGGTGGTGACATTTTTCGTGTGCATCAGCAGCAACTAGACACAAACGTAACCATTGATGCAGATGAGAATGCACTAGCTGCAGGGCCATTGACTGTAGCAACAGGGGTAACACTGACGGTAACATCCGGCGGTAATTTGGTGATAGCATGAGTGAGTTAAGAGCAGACACAATCACTGCCAGCAATGGCACTGGCCCTGTTACGCTGACTAAGCAGAGTGCGGCGAAGGCGTGGTTTTTTACAACAGATAAAACAACACACGTTCCAGATAATTCATTAAACATTAGCACAATTACTGACAATGACCCCGGAAGGCCAGAAGCAAACTTTACTAATAATTTTAATGATACATTTATAGCTGCCGCTGGTGATGGGGGAAATAACAGATTTGTCTCAAACTACACGACTGATGGCGGGATAACTACTTCAACTTTTGCTCACAGCATGACATCTAGTTCTGGTTCTATTGCAGACGTTGCCGCCACTGGTGTTGGTTTAGGGCTACAGTATAATGGAGACTTAGCATGAGTGAGATAAAAGTAGATAACCTCACAGGCAAGACCACTGCTAAGACAGTGACTATGACGGTTGGTGCTACTGCTACACAGTCTTTGCAAGTTGGGATAATTAAAGCATTTTCTGAACAAGACAATACCAGTCCAAACCCGCCCAATAAATCATTAAATCACAGTTCAATCACAGACTCGACTACTGGGCATAAAATACATAATTTTACAAACGCATTTTCTGACATAGTTTATTTATGCTTGCAAGGCTGTTGCGGGAACAGAGGCACCACCACTGGCTCTATCAGGTCTATAATGCCAGATGGAACCTTTACAACAACTGCGGCTGATATGCGGTATGCTTATGGGACATCCACCGCAGATGATGATACACAAGCGGGTATGGCAGTTTTAGGAGACTTAGCATAATGGCTGGTAAAATTGTAGCAGATACTCTGGAACACAGCACCGCAGGGTCAATCGCCACAAACTATGTTGTGAATGGTAGTGCGAAGGCGTGGTTTTCGCTAGATGGAGATGCTGGAACCCCTGTTTTCTTTGACAGTTTTAATTGTTCTACGATTACAGACACAGTAGGAAAACCAAAAATTCACTTTACTAATCACATGGCTAATGATGATTTTGCCGCTAGTGGTTTGTCAGGTGAAAACTCTGGTGCTGCTCTGAGTTTTGGTAGTGACACCCCTAAAACTACGAGTACGGTTATTTTCAAATGTATGGCTTCAAATTTTGCTGTTGGAGATACTACAAACCTTGATAGCATCATTATGGGAGACTTAGCATAATGCAGACACCGGAATTTCAAGGCACACATTTGTTTGACCGCCTATGCTGGGCAAAGGAAAACCTAGACGGTGTGCAGTCCGACTATCGTGTTGTCTTTGAGGACAGCATTGATGAGTGCGCCAAGATACTTTGTCCTGACCCTAACTGGATGGCGTGTGCATTGCAGGGCGGTATCCTGCCACCTGTGTGGGTGTATCACGAACTAGCTAAAGATGAAGCACAACCAGACTTCAAGAAGCATACTCGTGGCTATCTGTTGCATCAAACAGAGCCAGTCGATGCTATGACTGAAGAAGAAGCAATTGAGTATTTAATTATGAAAGATTGCCCACAGTCTGTCTGGCAAAGTTGGGATGAGGGTAATCGCCCTAAAATGGTTATCTGCCGCAAGGAACAGTTACCACAAACTCGTGAGTGGAGAAACGCTTGGCGTATCTCTGACGATTTAGAACTAGCAGCATAAGGAGAAAACAATGGCTGTAACAACATACATCGTAGATAAGGACGGGAATCAGATTGATGCCTCAACAGCAACCGTACCTTCTGACCGTGCCTTTCGTGGTGCATGGTCATTGTCAGGCTCTGTTATTTCAGAGGACTTAGATACTGCAAAAAACATCTTCCGTGATAAGGTTCGTGAGGTTCGTGGCCCACTGCTTGACGCTGAAGATGTTGTGTACATGAAGGCAATGGAAGCTGATGATGCAGACGCAAAGGCAGCATCCGTAACCAAGAAGAACGCCCTTCGTGATGCACCTGCTGCATCAGCAATTACAAATGCAGCAAACATTGCAGCACTCAAGGCAGCTTGGGACGCAGACTTGTTAGGTGATAGCCCTTACGCATAAGCGTAGGAGTCATCCCTGTTTGGAGAAGTAAATGGCACTTTCTAAGATACAATCCGAAAGCGTAAACCTAGCTGATAACTTTGCATTTACTGGCACTATAACAGGTGCAGGGGGTGTAACAGCATCCACTAATTCCGCAACTGAGGGCGGTGCCGCAACAACTAATGTCGTGCAAGGGTTAGCAAAAGCGTGGGCATCTGTTGACGCAGATGCAACAGACCACCCAACGCTAGATGCGTTGAACATTTCTACAACCGCAGATATTGCTACTGGCGTTACCAAAATAGCATTTACAAATGCTTTTTCTAATGCATTTTATGGCATATGTGGTGCTGGGCAAGCACAATCCGAATCTGGCGGAGTTTTTGGCGTCTGGGGGAGGTCAACAACAAGCAGTCGTCAGATGACAACAACAGATTATCACACAGATTGCCGTGTCGCTAGTTCAAGCGGGGCTAGAGATTTAGTTTATTTTGGAATGTCAGTACACGGAGATTTAGCGTAATGCCGTACATAGGTAAATCCCCAACAGGAACTGGCGTAAGGTCACGCTATTATTTTACTGCTAGTGGCAGCGAAACGACACTATCTGGTGCAGATGACAGTGGAGCAACTCTTACCTTTACTGACGGTGCTTACGTAGATGTGTCACTAAACGGCATAGCACTTGTAGCTGGCACTGATTATAACACTACAACCGCTAACACTATTGGTGGCCTATCAGCCCTGTCTGCAAGCGATATTGTAGAGATTGTGGTGTATGACATCTTCACTGTAGCTGACACTGTATCTGCAAAGGATGGCGGTACGTTTAGCGGTGCGATTACAGCTAACAGCGGCTTGAACGTAGGCACAATCAAAGAAGCTACTGGCACTAATACAGCTATGACGATTGATAGCAGTGGTGTTGTCGCAGAACCTAACAAAGAATATTTTCACGTTGATTTAACAACTGCTCAAACTGGAAATGCGTCAGACAGTACAGTAACTGTGGATTTTGGGGGTAGTGGCACAGTCAAATATGACACAAAGTCAAATTTTGATAGTGCAAATGACGCTTACTTGTTAGATAGCAGTGACGGGGTTTACTTAATAAGTTTTAGCGTAGGCATAAGGTCAGCCACTATTACAACTGAAGTGCTAAAAGATGCGGCAGCACAAGTAAGAGTTGCAACAGACGGTTCAACCTTTACCCCTATAATTGGTAGTGGTGGTCATTTACAGAACGATGGAAATGAAGAACTTGGCTCATTAACTTTTAGTGGTAGTTTTATTTATAAAGCTACAACCGCAACAACAAAAATTGACGTACAGGCATTTGCTCACAACTCTGGTTCTGCTCAATATATTATATCACATCACGTTGATAATGTTACTGATGACGCCCCAACAGGTAGCGGCACCGCACGTTGTACATTTTTATCTATAGCAAGGATAGCATAATGAGTAGAGCAAGAGACTTAGCAGATTTAGGTGGTAGCGCAGATGCGGGTGGCCTGACAGGTCGCAACCTCATCATCAATGGTGCGCTGACTGTTGACCAGAGAAATGGCGGCAGTAGTGTAACGCCAACAGCAGACCAAACTTATGTGTTAGATAGATTTGGTGCAGGGCTTTCTGTTGCAAGTAAGTTTTCTTTAGAACAAACAACAACTGTCCCTGCTGGCTTTGAGA